TCGCGGCGCGGGTCGCGGCGCTGGTCGCGGCGTCGGTCGCGGCGCGGGTCGCGGCGCTGGTCGCGGCGTCGGTCGCGGCGCGGGTCGCGTCGTCGGTCGCGTCGTCGGTCGCGGCGCTGGTCGCGGCGCTGGTCGCGGCGTCGGTCGCGGCGTAGGTCGCGGCGTCGGTCGCGGCGCGGGTCGCGTCGTCGGTCGCGGCGTCGGTCGCGGCGTCGGTCGCGTCGCGGGTCGCGGCGTAGGTCGCGTCGTCGGTCGCGTCGCGGGTCGCGGCGCTGGTCGCGGCGTCGGTCGCGGCGCGGGTCGCGTCGTCGGTCGCGTCGTAGGTCGCGGCGCTGGTCGCGGCGCTGGTCGCGGCGTCGGTCGCGGCGCGGGTCGCGGCGCTGGTCGCGGCGTCGGTCGCGGCGCGGGTCGCGGCGTCGGTCGGAGGACGAGGCATCTCGACAGGATCGCCCGACAGAACCGCCATGCCACGCGCGACCGCAAACGCGCAGGCAGGGCCGATCGCGGCCATCAACTCCACCTCGGACACCGCGCGGCCAAACAGCTCCTCATGGCGACTGGGATTGTCCCGAAGCCACCACACACCGGAGGCGACGCTGGCCGCGATCGCTGCGGTAATCGGACCGCCGCCGAACACCCCACGATGGGCCGGCGGCGGAGAGAGATCGGCCGCTCGGTACATGCCTCGCATCGCCCGGCGCGTACGCGCGATCTCAGCAGCCGAATACGGGCCGGTTCGGAGCGCGTTCTTGATCCACTTCTCCGCCCATGGCGACAGCTTGGCCCGGTGCTCTGGCGTCAACTCGTAAAGCTTCTTCTTTGCCATTACCTTCCTCCTTTGCCTTCGCCGCGGGCCCGAATGGCAGCGGCCACTCCTTCAACGATGTCGCTGTGCGAAGGCCGCGGGACTTTGCACTCGTACCACTCGGCCAATGTCGCGCACTCCTCGCGCTCTCTCTCCTCGCCGAGCTTCACGCCGGCCGCCACGGATTGGCGGACAACGTCCGTGTACCCGACAGAGAGACCTCTCGCGTCGCGCGACATCATCAGGGTCCGAACGACCGTCTCCACCGCCGGATCGTGCTCGCTCACAGGCCAACCCCCGTCCCCTCGCGCAGCTGGTGAAGCACCTGCGCAGCGTTGGGTAGCGTCGGCTCCTCGCATTCGAGGCTGCACGTCCGGCACAGCTGCTCACGGCCTCGCGGACCTCGAACGGTGATGGACTCGCTCTCGTGGACGCGACCGCGGCAGGCGGCGCACAGGACCGCCCGGATCATCGGGGACCACCGGGCCCATTCGGAAGCGACCAACTGCCGTCGTTATCCATGTTCGGAAGCTCCTCCTCGGGCTGCTCAGAATGGCGGCTCGTCTCCGTCGTCGTCGGGCCATCCTGGGATGGCCCACTCGTAGAGGCGGGTGGGTCCGGCGACGGGGAAGGCGACGGTTCGTGTGATTCGTGGGCCGGCATCGCCGCCGCGGCGTCCTTGTAGGCCTGTCGGAGGCGCTGCTTGGCCGGAGACTCGGGGACGCCGCGGAGCTCTTCCTTGAGCGACTCCAGCATCGCCCTCGCCTTCCTCGCCTTGGCCTGCGCGATCGAGAGCTCGAGCTTGGCGACCAGATCCGGGTCTGGCTCGACGGTCAGATCCGTCGGCTGGGGAGGGTCCGCCGCTGGCCCCGCCAGCCAGGCCCGGAGCGTCTCGGCCAGCTCGGCGCCGGGCTGATGGATCGCCGCCCCGGCCAAGGAGGGGCAGCGCGTCTTGGTGACCACGTACATGTTGTCCTGGTCGAGGTCGCCAACCACGTCGAACTCGAACTCGAGTCCGTTCCGCTGCACTGGGGCGAGACCGATCTTGCGCGGCACCTTCTTGCCCTTGACGTCCTCGATGACCCACTCGGTCTTGGCCCGCATCGTCACGATGACGTGGCAGGACGAGCTCACGATGGCCTCGACCATGGCGTTGTGCTTGGGGGTGACGTGGCGCCACGCACCGAAGCTGTTGCCCTGCTCGCGCCGGGCGGCGCGGTCGACCATCTCGAGGGCGCCATCCTTCCCCATCCATGCATGGGACAGCGAGTCGACCACGACGATGTCGTAGCCGGCCTGCTCGGCAGCCCGGATGGCCTGGACGTACATCTCCGGTGCGCAGGAATCGAGCTCGAGCACGTCGAACTCGAAGAGGTCGGCGTACTTGGAGGCGCTGCCGCGCTCCGAGTCCACGACCGCGATCCGCCCGCCGAGTCCGGTGGCGACCGCGAGAGAGCTGTAGGTCTTCCCGCTACCCGACGGCCCCACGAAAGCCATTCGAAGCTTGGCAGCGTACTTGGTCGCGCGCTTGAAAGAGAGCGTCACGGCGTCGGCGCCCCCGACACGCCAACGGGCAGTGCCGGCTTATCGTGCGGACGGATGGCGTCGAGTGCCACGCCGCGCGGGGCATCGTCGAGCTCGGCGTGCAGGCCGTCGGCCTCGTGCGAGGGCCGGGCGCCGTCGGCGAACAGGGTGGCAATGGTTTCGCGCGAGACGCCGTGCGCCTCCACGTGGAGCTCGTCGGCTCCGAGTATTCGCCTCACCTCAGCAAGAAGGTTCATCACGGTGTGGGTCTGCGTCGCTGTTCTCATCTCCAAATCCTCCCTGGGCCGAACCGGAGCACGTTGTACGTCCCCAGTTCGACCCCCCTGTCCCAAGCGGCGCCCTCAAGCACCGCCAACATGCGGTCGCGCCCGTCGGCGCCCATCTCCGGCTCTTCCTCCCAGTCGAGCGGCGGCGGCCCCTCTTCCGGAGGCGGATCCAGGAGGTAATCCCATCGGCTCATGGCCGCTCCTGCATCGGGGCGACTAGATAATCCGTGCACGTCACCGCCGAGCAGGCGCACTCGCGGCAGCAGTCCTTGGTCTGCCCGCCGGGCTCGTCGGCCATCGCGATGGCATGTACCGCGTCCAACTCGGCGCCGCAGATGGCGCACTTCATTGGCGTCTCCGTCATGCTGCCATTCCTTTCATGATCGCATCGAGTTGGACTCGGAGGTCTCCGATGTCGCTCACCGGAAACGCCGAGTCCGCCCGGGACAGGGACATGTAGGCTTCCAGCCACTGCTCGGACTCGATCATCTCGTAGGCCTCGAGCAGAGCTGAGGAGGCTCTGCACCCGTCACAGCGGCACTCCATCCTGCCGCTGTAACAGGGCAGCCCCGCGGCGACATCCGCGATTCTCTCGGCAAGCGCCGAGCCGTCGGTTGCGATACCCATGGATTTGAGAAATACTCACTTGCGACGCCGAACGCAAGAGGGAAATTGACACCCCGCGAGGGCGCCTCAAACCTCGCAAAATTTGCGGCCGTCACCGACGGCGACGTGTGCTTGACTCGGTCGGTGAGATATGCTCAAGTTGATTCGTGAACCTCTCGGATCTGGCGAACCGTATCAAGGCGTGGCGCGAGTCCGCGGGGCTCACCCAGGAGCAGCTGGCGAAGGCCCTGGGCGTTACCTCCGGCGCTGTCTGCCGGTGGGAGCGCGGCTACAACGGACCACAGGCAGCTCGATTGAACGACATCGCGGCTGCCTGCGGGGTCACCCTGGAGGGCTTCCTGACCAGGTGGCCGCGTCGTCGCCGTCGCAAGGCGGCGTGATCTACTTGAGATGGTAGGCGATTGTGGGCGGTATCCTCGAAAGCCGTCGAGGCTCAAACCAACCGCCCGGCCGGTCCGCGATCATGCGGGCCGGCCACTTTCTCGTCCGTGATGGCCGGTTGGAGGTGAGAATGGCGGCGTCGGTGCGCATCGAGGACGAAGCTTTTAGCGATTTGCGCTACGCCGTCTTGGCTGAGACGTGCGGTTTGGCGGATTCGGACCACGCACTTGGAAAGATGTCGCGGCTTTGGCGGCAGTGCACCCAACAGCAGCGTCACGTCCTCGACGTCGCAATCGTGGTCGCCGTGCTCGGTCCCGACGCGGTCGCGGGACTGGCAAAATCTCGTCTTGGAGAGGTCGTGGAGGGTGGAATTCGCATCCGCGGAACCAAGGGTCGCATCGAGTGGCTTGTAAGGCTGCGGAAGAACGCACGAAAAGGCGGGTTCGCGAAGTCTGCCAAAAGGCAGCGAGTTGGCAGCCAAAACCCTGCCAAGAGCCTGCCATCTCCGTGCCCTCCTGCTCCTGCTCCTGCTCCTGCTCCTGCTCCTGCTCCTGCTCCAGAAACAAGAAAGACACACCCTGTCCTTCAAGCCACCCCCCCAAAGAGCCCGCTCGCCGCGGGGCCGGCTGCTTCGCAGCCGAGAAAGGGGACGGTGGTGAAGGCGGCCGAGCCCACTGTCGAGGAGGGTGCCGCCATCGAGCGCATCGTGGCCAAGCTGAACGAGCGCACGGGCCGCGCCTACGAACCGGGCTGCAAGCAGACCCGCAAGAAGCTGCTCGGCCTGCTCCGCGACCGTCCGCTTGGGCAGACCATCGAGCGGCGCGAGGGCGACATCCGGCTGGTGATCTGGCGCCAGGCCGACCTGTGGTCGGAGAAGGACGACATGGCAACGTTTCTCCGGCCCAAGACGCTCTTCGGTGCGGAGAACTTCGCCAACTACGTGGTCGAGGCCAGGGCCGAGTGGGCGAAGCGACAGGCGGCCCGCGAGCGCCTGCCGCCGGTGGCCGTGCTCGAAGTGTTCGCCGAGGCGCGGGCGATGGCGGAAGGAGAGGGCGAGTGAGCTGGGGGTACACGGACGAGGAGGCAGAGCGCGAGTTGGAGGCGGCTCGAGCCGAGGACAAGCAACGCACGAGCGCCGCGCAGACGATGGGGCAGCTCCTGCCGATGCGTGGCCCGGTCCGCGCGGTGCCGCCCCAGGTCGCCGTCTCGCCGGCAGCGGAGACGCCGGACATGCGGAGATGCCCGGACTGCGGGACGATGTACGACTACAACGCGCGCTGTGGGGCGCCGAACGGGTGGCGTCTGTACGTGCCACCAAGCCGGGCCGGTCGCCCTGTCTGCAGCGGTCGGCGAGACGAGACAGGTCGGCCGCTGAGCTGCTTTGAGCGGCTCGAGGCGGAGGACGAGATAGCGCGGACTCGCGAGGTGCATGAGGAGCGTCTGCGCATCCGCGCAGCGAATGAGAGGGCGCGAGGGAGTACCTCGCGCGGAAGGGGATACGAGCCATGAGCGTGGAGAACGAGGAGACGACGCTGTATCAGTCGGCGCCTGCCCAGCAGGAGACGCCGCGGGCGCAAGCGCTACGCGCGCTGGCGATCATGGCCGAGCGCGAGCGGCGCTGCGACCCGGCCGTGGCGTTTGAGCTCGAGCGCGCCCAGGACTGGCTTGCAGGCCAGCAGGTGGCGCCGCCGATCGGCGACGTCCACGGCAGGTTTGACGTCACCGACCTGCCGGACGCATGGACTCTGGCGCTGCAGATCGCCAGGTACCTGCGGCGCTCCACGGAGCTCGCATCATCGGGGCGCGGCCCGGAGCGCTTTCTGGAGCTCGACCGCGCGCGGGCGACGTGCGACGCCCTCTGCGTGGCGCTGGATGAGCTCCGCGAGGGTCCGCGGTGAGGGGCGGGTCGAAATGGATGACCCCCGCGTCGGCTCGCCAGCGCGTCACCGCGGCACTGGAATCCACCGGCGGGTGCGAGATCGTGCGGCGCAAGCGCGGACCGGAACCGCGGCTCTTGCGCAGCGAGGACGCCGAGGCGTGGGCAAAACAGCAGCCGTGGCATGCACGGATCGTGCGGCGGCTCTGCACGGGCACGTACTGGGTCTGGCACGTGAGACTCGAGGTGGTGCGGTGAGGGACATCGCGCTGGCCACGGCGAAGCTTACGGCCTTCTGGCTCGCCTTCTTCGCGCTCATGGTGGCGTTCGCCGGGTGGCTGTCGTGAGGCGGACCAACGTGGAGCGGTTGGTCGATCGGGCCGAGCTTGAGAGGGTCGTCCGTCGCCTCCTCCAGCGCTGTCGTCCGCAGGGCGAGTGCCTGGTTCTTCCAGGTTCGCCAGTCGTGCCCCAGGCCAAAGCGCGCATCGCCTTCCGGCAATACGTACTGCTGTCCGGCCCTCGCGCCGTCCTGGCGGCCAATGGCTCGTTTCCGAGCGCCTTGGAGCACGTAAGGCGTACGTGCGGGGAAATCAGGTGCCTGGCCCTGGAGCACCTCGTCGCGGTGGCGCGCGACATGGCGCATCAGTCGGCTGTGCTGTCGCGGATGCTCGCTGCCATGCGAGTCGCGGGACGCGATAGGCTCTCCTACACGGAGCGACAGGCCACTCTCCTGCGCCGCATGGTCGGGCGTGGGTGGGCGGTCGAGGCGGCCGCCATCCGCGTCGGCGTCCATCATGGTACCGCGCACAACATCCTGCGAGATGGCGCCAGGCGCGGGGCCAGGGAAAGCCCGCGCTGCAGCCGGTGCGGGACGATGGGGCACTACCGCAATCGCGGTTGCCCGCAGGCGGGGAATCCGTGAGGTGGGGGCAGTCCAGGCGGCGTGACCCGGGCGAGGCCGCCATCGTGCTCGCCCTTCGCGCGATTGGCGCGCTCGTCCGTCACCTGGACGGCACCGACATCCCCGACCTCTTGGTCTGCTACCAGGGCGAGGTGTTCCTGCTCGAGGTGAAGGAGCCGGCGGGGCCCCGGGGCGGGACCAGTCGGAAGGGGCAGAGGCTTCGGCCGGGGCAGGACCGGTTTCGCCAGGACGCCGCCCAACGCGGCGTCACCGTGCACGTGGTACACGACGCCGACGAGGCGCTGGTAGCGGTCGGCGCCAAACCGAGAGGAGGCGAGCGATGACGTACAAGGCGATTGCGTATGTCGGTGTCCTGGCGGTGTCCATCCTGGCGGTGAACCTCGGCTACCGGCTGGCCACGGCCGACTACGAGTGGTCCGGGCTCGACGAGGAGGCTGCACCGCCATCGGCGGCCGCGACCCATGCGCCCGCCGACGTGGGCCAGACCGACCGGGTGGCCATCACGTGGGGACCAGGCCCAGAGACGCAGTCGTGCATCCCGTGGGGCTCCGGGTGTACGAGCGGGGGATGCTGTGCGCCATTCGCCTGCGTCTGGACGGGGGTCGGGATCAACCAAAAGCGCAAATGTTGCGCTGGCACGAGCGGTTCCCCGTTCTACAACTGCCGGTGACGGTCAGCCCATGGAGCGGTCGCGCACCCAGCCAGCGCCTGGAACCAGTCTCCAGTGCAGGGTAACGGTCCGACGGGCCTCCCCTGCCACGCCCATACGCACCCCGCCGTAGCCCATGCGCGGCGTCCAGTGGTACGTGATGGCGCAGGTGTTTCCGATCACCCAAGAGTCACGGCTCTCGCGTTGCCCGGTCGTCATCGCCGCAAGCAAGGCATCCTGGAGCGTCTCGGCGCCCCGTGGCACCACGTTCTCGTCCTGGTTGCCACGATGGCGCGCCCGGAGACGAGCGGCCGCCTCAGAGGCTCTGGCGGCCTCGTGGGCGTTGCAGAGGCTGAGGGAGAGCCGGTCGAGTTTCTCCAGTCGTCGCTTGGTCCGCTCGTCCATGCCGCTCACGACTCGGTCTCGCCGACCAGGGTGGCGATGTAGGTCTCGACCGGCGTGGAACGGACGGATGCCTGTCGAAACACAACGATGTCGGCGCCATAGCTATCGAGATCGAGCTCACGAACTCGGCGCGCCACGCACGACCCCTCCTCCGCCAGGAGAGCGGCGAGCGTGTGGCGCGCCATGGAGTGGCCGTATCCGAGGTAGCCCTCGACCAGTTCGGTGGCCAGCTCCGGCCTGCGCTCGATGGCCTGGAGCGCGGCGGCACGCCCCGGGGCGTAAAGGCGCGCGCCAACCCGCGTGAGGTGGAAGGCGATGCAGTCGTGGGTGATGAGCTTGGCCAGGTCCGCATCCGCGATCGGCGAGTGGCGATCGGCGATGTCACACGCCCAGCCGGGCGCGACCACGCTCCACACCGTGCGGACCGCGCGCAAGCAGCGCGGGCTCGGCTGGGTGACGGCCAAGTGGCCATATCGAACTTCCGACTCGTCCACAAGCACCCGGACGTACTCCTCGACCATCGCCTCGGTCAACCCAGGTCGGAGCGCGCCAGCGCCGTCGTACGCCACCATGCCGCCGTCCCTGGTCTTGATCCGCGTCATCGTCATGCCAAATCTCCTCGTTGGTCCGCTCGCCCGCTCTGCGAGGAGCGAGCCAATCGGCCCGCGACGTTTCCAGGAGGACTTGGGAAGATCGGGAGTGCTCAGAATCCAGTCGGCCGGCAGCGCCAAGGCAACGAGGACGGCCGCTCCGGACCGCGAAACCGTAGCGGTCCAAGTTGGTTGAGTCCGCGCTGTCCAACAAATAGACAGTTTCGAGTGGTGTCTCGGGAGTAGACAGGCTAAGTGCCAGTCGTCTCGAACGACTCAGGGACTTGCGGGCGGCACGCCCTCTGCAATGAGGGGAAGGCATGAAGAGATCGGACGAAATGAACATGGCCAAGCTGGAAGACCTCGTTCCGAGCGGCCTCACCGAGCCCGAGTATGCCGAACTGGCCATGCTTTGCCTCGACCAGGCCGGCATGTCGCTCCGTCGCCAAAAGGCCCTGCGGCTCGAACTGGGCCTTGCCCCGACCGCGGCACACAGCGCCCTCGAGCTGGGCCAAGCCCGTATCGCGGCACAGGCCGAGACCGAGTCGGAGGAGCGGATCTGGTCCATCGCGTGGGAGCCTGACTTCCCCGGCTACGCCGTCAAGGGCTGGATCATGGACCACGAGCTCGCGGAGCAGGTCCAGCGCGCCAGCGGTATCAAGAGCCCGCTCACCATCGCGCCGGAGGACGGCGACCGGGCGCGCACCATCACCTCCATGGAGGGTCGCCTGATTGGCTGCCTCCTCCCCGCGCGGGGACTGTGACGGCCGTCCAGGCCAAGCTGATGGAAGCGTTCATCCATGCGGGATGGGACGTCTCCCCGCCCAGCCTCCTCCGCAACGTCGCCCTGGCCCGCAAGTGGGACGAGGAGACCGACGTCGCGGTGGTGCTGGACTCCCCGCTCCGGGTGGACAGCGCATGGGGGAGCCCGCTCGGAGTGGCCCTCCGTTGCGCCACCGCCCATGCCATCGCCCGCCAGGCAATCGATCTGTTTGAGATGGACTCAAGCTCCACGCGAGCCGGCCGATTGAAGAGGGCAGAGCCATGAACGAGCGCAGACGCAACCGACGCGAGACCCCCAGCACCATCGCCACTCCGGTGACCACCAAGCCGATGGCGGGTGACGTCCAGTGGTGGCTCCAGGTCTGGCGCGGGGAGAGGACCTTCCGCTGATGGGCAAGCGCAGGCGTTACCGGAACCGTGGTCGCCGCGCGGCCGCCCGCCGCGCTCTCATTGCCAGAGAGGGCGGAATCGCTCCGATGCGGTGGGTCACCGACGCCGAGTTCGAGGACTGGTTCAAGGTCGCCATCCGCGGCTACTTCGCGGAGAAGGCGCCGTGACGAACGGGAAGCCGGAACTCCGTCTCCTCCAGGCCCAAGCCGCCGTGGCGCTCGCCCTCCAGGCCACTCACGCCGCGGTCGACCTCCTTGAGGCGCTCGAGAAGGCCGCCGAGCGCGAGGCCACTCCGGTCCCGCGCCTGCGCGGCGCAGAGGCGCGCGCGGCCGCCAAGCTGCTCGGGGCCCAGGCTGGCATCGGCAGGGCTCGAGAGGTCGTGGTGGACGTCCGCAAGGCGCTGGAGGACCAGGCCAAGACAGCGCTCGCGCTGAGCCAGCGCCGACTGCGGATCCTCAGGCTCAAGCCGTGAGCGATTCGGCCACCCGAGACTCCCTCCACGCCCGCGGTCTGTGCACGTCCTGCTGCCTGCCGATGGACCGTCCCGCGCCGGCCCGGCTCTGCATGGTGTGCATCGAGAAGGCGCGCGTTCGCTCTCGCAAGCCGTCGTCCAAGACCTACGTGTGCCGTCTGTGTTACCGCCCAGGTCACAACCGACGGGGTTGCCCAGAAGGGACCCCGACCTTGAACGCCCCGCATCGGTGCCGCGTATGCGGCTCCGTGGGACACAACCGCCAGACCTGCCCCGAAAGAAGGAAGAAGCCTTGGGCCAATTCGATGACGAGCTCCTGAAGCAGCTCCGCAGGATCGACAGCAAGCTGGAGAGGATCGCCAAGGCTCTCGAAGAGAGCCTTCAGGGACAGCGGACGAACGTCTGCGGGGTCTGCGGAGAGCCGGGCGGGCGACACGCGGGTTGGTGCACGGCCCTCCGTTCATTAGGCGGTGAACCGACCTAATGGTATTAGTTTGACTTCTGATGGGGGCGAGGAGATAAGTTTGGTGAATGCCGAACATCCCGCCCCCGGATGCCCGCAGATGTACCGCGGACAAGGCCAAGGGCGGTCGGTGCACGGGATGGACGCTGAGAGGGCGCGACGTCTGCGTCTTCCACGACCCGGACGAATTGGCCAAGGGCCAGCGAATCGGCGCCTCCGTGGTCGCCGAGGTCCACAGGGAGAGAGCGCAGACCCGCGCCGCTGAGCAGGCGCGCATCGCGCTCCAGAGAATCGAGGACATCCCAGCCACGCTCGAGCGGATCGCCGAGCAAGTGGCTGCGGGTGCCATCTCGCATTTCGTTGGAGGCTGCCTGGCCCGTCTCGCCCAGGCTGCCGTCCAGGCTCACGCCACCATCGACGAGCTGGCCGAGCGCGCCCACAAGCGCCGGGCCGGCATGACCGACGAGCAGCTGGCTGAGGCCCTGGTCCGGGTCCGCCAAGCCGCTCAGCAGACCGCCCGCGAGTCCAACGGGAGGCTGTCGTGAGCCAGCAGGAGCTGGTAGCGGAACTCCCCGGCGCGCCCGCCGACCTCATCGAGGTCCGCCCCTACGAGCCGGAGGACAAGCCGTACGTCCTGGACTCGTGGCTCCACTCCGACCTGGCCAAGCGGGCCAAGGGTCGCCGCCTGTCGCACGCGCAGCGGCACGAGTGGTTCTGCGCCCACCGACCCTACTACACCGCCTTCCTCGACCGCCGCCCCGAGAGAGTCTGGGTGGCCTGCGACCGCGACGCGCCGACCAGCATCATGGGTTGGCTGGTCCTGCCGATGGACGGCACGCCCATCGTGCACGTGCGCGGCCTGTTCGCGTCCTATCAGACCATCATCGCCGGCGCGCTCGAACGGGCCGCCCGCGCTCAACACCAGCAGGAGGACTGAGCACCATGGCCAAGCCCAAGCAGACCCCGAAGCCACGGCCCAAACCACGCCCGAGGCCGGGCTACTGATGGTCACCCGCATCGACTTCCTCGGCCAGTACGCGCTCGAGCCCGAGCTCGCGGTCGGGGCGCGGACCAAGGCGATGTCCAACTACCTGCCCGGCAACTGGCCGGGGTGGTCCGTGGACGTCAAGCCCAACACGGTCACCTTCACCGGCCCGCGTGGCCAGTCCATCGAGATGCCCCGCACCGCCTGCATCATCTACCGCAAGCCCGACCTGGAGGCGAAGTGATGCCCACCAAGGACGAGAGCGAAGTCGTCGATCCGGCGACCCATTCGCGGGACTACGTCCCACCCCCGACGCCGCCCGCCCCGCTCCCGACCAACCCCTACGACGCGCCAGGCGGCCCCAGGTCACCCGATCCGGTCGAGCCCGCGGTCACCGACCCTCCTCCTGTCCCGACGCCCCCCGCGGCCCCGGACGAGGACTGGACGGCCGACCCGGAGCGAGACCGGAAGGCCACCGTGCGCGACCGACCGGCTCCGAGGAGACGCTGATGGCCCAGACGCTCAAGAACATCCCCCGCAAGCACCTCATCCCAGGCCCGGAGTGGGTGCTCATTCAGCAGCACGACACCACCCACACCGAGGCCGGCGTCATCCTGCCCGACACGGCCAAGATCGTGGTCCAGGTCGCCATCAAGGTGGGCAAGGACGTGGAGAACGTGCGCGAGGGGGACATCGTCATCCTTCGCGACTCGAGCTCCGTCGTGTTCGTGCCCGAGGTGAAGGGGCCGTGCGCCCTGGTCCCGGAGGGCGCCATTGTGGGCGTCATCCGCGGCTATGACTGGCGCGCCCAGGCCATGGCCGACATCCGGCTCGCGAACCTGGCCAGCTGATGCTCCACGCCCTGCTCATGGTCGCCATGCTCCAAAACCTCGGCTCCATCGAGGACCTGGAGCTCGAGATCGCCAAGCGCCAGGTCGCCAAGGCCCCGGACGGCGGGCTCGACGCGCGCATCGCCGCGATGATGGAGTCCATCCATCCCGAGGCCCGCGCCGCGGTGGACGACCCGTCCGATCTGGTCGCCGTGCTCGGCACCCGACGCTCGGGCAAGAGCCGCTCCTTCATCCGCAAGATGCTGGAGGTGGCGGCCCAGGTCGAGCACGCCCGGGTCTTCTACCTCAACGAGACCATCGCGGAGTGCGATCGCATCGTCTGGACCGGCAACGGCCGGGACGGGCTCATCACGCTGAACGACCACTACCGGCTGGGTGGCTACCCCAACCAGACCAAGCACACGCTCACCTTCCCGCGCGGCGGCATCATCGAGTTGGTCGGCGCCGACGACATGCGCCAGGTCAACAAGGTCCGCGGCGGCGCGCCGCATCTCGTCGTCATCGACGAGGCCCAGAAGATGCCCCATCTCCAGGCGCTCATCAGGAGCGCGCTCGGAGCCGGCATGCTCGACCACTTCGGCAAGACCGTCATGACCGGGACGCCCGGCGAAGACCTGGCCGGGCTCTTCTACGAGGTGACGAGCGACGAGTGGGCAGCGCCGGCCGGGTGGTCGCGCCACTTCCTCAACATCTTGGCCAACCCCTTCTTCGGCAAGACGCCGGAGGAGCGCTACCAGCGCGCCGTGGTGGCCTACTGCACCAAGCACGGGCTCTCGGTCGACTCGCCGGAGGTCCAGCGCGAGCTCTTCGGCAAGTGGGTGAAGGAGGACGCGCGGTTCACCTATGCCATCCACCAGGTCCCCACCCACCGCGCCTGTTACGCGCCCGCCCGGTGGATCGATCCGCCCACCTGGGCGCGGGACAAGAACGGCAAGGAGCTCTTCCTCGAGGGCGGCGTGCCCGACTTCGAGGCCGCACGCGCTGATCTGCCCGCCGCGGGCGAGCGCAACGGTCGCATCGTGAGCCCGGAGTGGCAGTTCACCCTGTTCGCCGATCTTGGATTTTTCCCCGACCCGTTCGCGTACGTCCTCTGGGCGTGGAGCTGGGAGTGGGACGAGACGCTCGAAGTGGCCAGCTGGGCCAAATGGCGGCTCGACTCGGACGACCAACTCGCCGTGCTCGATGGCGTGGCCAGCGCGTTCCCCGGCGTCCTGGTCGGCGGCGACATCGGCGGCGTGGCCACGCCGATTGGAAAGGGCTGGTCCAAGCGGTGGATGGAGCGATTCCAGTACGGCATGATCGAGGCGGAAAAGAGCCGCAAGTACGAGCATATCCAGCTCTTCAACACCGACCTCCGCAAGGGCCGGGTGCGCGTGCGCGAGGGCTCGCCCTACCACGTCCAGCTCCAGCGGGTGCGGTGGCTGCCCAGGACCGCCACGGGCGCGCTCAAGGAGGACCCCGCCATCCCGAACGACATCACGGACGCCGGCCTCTACGGGCATCGCCACACCGCAGCGCATCTCGCCAAGCGCAAGGAGATGCCTCCCAAGGTCGGCTCGCCGGAGTACATCGCCAAGCTGGAGGCCGAGTTTGAGGCAGACGACGGCGACGAGGAGGCGACGAGCTACTATGGCTGAACAGCCAGACGGCGGCGCCACCATCGAGCGGCTCCTGCTCTGGGCGCGCGCCAACAAGTTTCGTGTGCGCGAGGTCCAGGTAGGCGAGACTCGGCTTGTCGTGGACGACATCGATTCCGGCCCGCCCCCGAAGTTCGGCCCACCACAGTCCATCCACAAGGTGTGGGCGGACGTCCTGAACGTGCCCTACTCCGAGACGGATGACGACGACGATGGGGAGGCACGCTCCTGATGGACCAGCGGTCGGTCTCGCATTGGTGGGCGATGTCGGGCGATGCCCAGGCAGAGGCGATATGGCAGCACGTCACCGCGCTCGAGCAACGCGAGCGGCTGCGCATCGCGCGCGATCAGATCAACGAGCGCATCTATGCCAGCAACGTCTCCGGCACGCGCGGCGGGGTGGACATCGCCACCCTGCTCCGCTCCATCGGCTTCCAGTCGGCCGACCTCAACTTCACCCGCCAGATCGTCGACGCCCTGGTCGCCCGCATCGGCAACAACCAGCCCGCCCCGCGCGTGACTCCCGACGGCGCGGACTGGACGATGCGGCGCCAGGCCAAGGTGATGGACAAGATCCTGGGCGGCGAGATGGAGCAACTTGAGCTCCAGGCGGAGGCGCCGCTCGCTCTCCGCGCCAGCCTCATCACGCGCGGCGGGGCCATCAAGATCGTGGCGCACAAGGGCGATATCGTCGGCGACCGCGTGCCGGTGGACGAGTTCCGCCTGGACGAGCGGGACGCCCGCTACGGCAAGCCCCGCCAGCTCCACCACGTCAAGCAGGTGGCGCGCGAGGTCTTGCTCCGCGACCACCCGGAGCACGCTGGCGTCATCAGCGATCTGGAACCAGCCCGGCGCCGCGATGGCGAGCTCGAGGACGTCTCCGGTCTGGGCGGCGAGACCAACATGGTCGACGTGGCCGAATCGTGGCACCTGCCTTCCAGCAAGGGCGCCCCGGACGGCGTGCGGGTGCTGAGCGTGCGCGGCCGCGTCCTGGTCAAGGACTCGTGGCAGCGCCCCCGCTTCCCGGTCGCGTGGGTCCGCTGGTCGCCCCCGCAACGCGGGTTCTGGGGATGTTCGCTCGTGGACGAGCTCGCCGCGCTCCAATTCAAGGTCAATGAGATGGCTCGCGACCTCCTCCAGAACGTCTACTTCACCAGCGCGCTGGCCGTGTTCACCCGCCGCGCGGCGGACGTAGCCAAGAAGAAGTTGGGCGGGAAGCAGCCCTATTACGTCGAGGTCGACAGCCCCGGCGATGTCCAGTTCGTGGCGCCGGACGGGTTCAGCCCGGCCCAGTTCCAGATGCTGCAGTGGCTGATCCAGCAGATGTACGAGGTCTCCGGGGTCTCCCAGCTCATGGCGCAGAGCAAGAACCCGCTCGGCGCGGGCGCCAGCGGGGCCGCCCTTCAGGAGTTCTACGACATCGAGTCGGAGCGCTTCAGCCAGCTCGAGCTCGCCTACGCCCGGCTCTGGCGCGACTGCGCGACCCTGGTCATCGACGCGGCCAAGGACCTGTCCAGGGAGGACGGGTTCAAGCAGCGCGAGGTGAGGTGGGTGCGGCGCGCGACGATCCAGCGGATCAAGTGGAAGGACGTCGACCTCGACCGGTTGGCCAAGGACGACACCTACCAGCTCCGCATCGAGGCGGCCGGCTACATGCCGCGGACTCGCTCCGGGAAGCTGCAGGCCATCGAGCAACTCATCGCTGGCGGTTTCCTGGATCCGAAGTGGGCGCCCTCCCTGCTCGACTTCCCGGACCTCGAGCAGGCCAACATGATCCGAAACGCCCCCATTGAGTACGCCTTGGCGTGCATGGAGGACGTGCTCAACGTCGAGGTCGACGCCGACGGCATGGTGGAGGAGGGCGACGAGGATTTCGTGCCGGTGCCCGCTCCCATCCCCGAGGCCGATCTCGAGCTCTGCATGGCGGTCGCCAAGGCGCTCATCCTCCAGCAGACGGCGGAGAAGTCGCCAGAAGGCGTGCTCGCCCGCTGTCGCCAGTGGTGTGAGCTCATCGACGTCGAGATGAAGCGGGCCGCCCCGGCCGCTCCAGCACCCGATCCGATGGCGGCCATGGGCGCCACGCCGGGGGCCGCGCCGATGGCTCCTCCCATGCCCATGGGCCCGATGGCGCCTCCAGCTGCGCCCCCGATGGCCAGCGGTGACCTCCCGATGGCGGGCCCGACAGGAGCAATGGCAGCATGAGCGAGCCCGTCACAGTCGCCCCCGTCTCGACCCCGACTCCCGGTGTGGCACCGCTTGCCATCCAGCCCCCCAACGGGACACCGGCGCAGGCCCCCCCTTCCTCGCCTGCGCCGGTGTCCGCCCCCGTGGAGTCGCCTCCGAGTTCCACGCCCGCCGATCTGGCCCAGGAGGTCATGTCCCGCCGGGACGCGGCCAACCTCGCCAAGCTCATGCAGGCCAAGCGCGAGGCGGATGCCGCCGCGGCTCGAGCCGCGGAGAAGGCGCCGCTCTACGAACAGCTCGAGCGCGCGGCCAAGTACGCCAAGGAGGGCGACCACAGCAGGGCCACCAGAGCCTTCTACGAGGCCGTCCACGGACCGGAGAAGGCCAAGGAGCTCTTCCCCCAGGTCTATGACCACTTGACGTCCGAGGTGCTCGGGGTCGAAGCTGGGTCAAAGATTCAGGGCCGGGTCGAGCGAGACCTTGCGAGGCTGCAGCGAGAGCACGAGGAGCTGGCAGCGACGATCGCGAGGGACCAGGCAGCGCATCAGCAGTGGGCCGCGGCCAACCGCGAAGAGCGGATCTCCGGCGCGGTCGGGACCATCTCTCAGATGCTCGAGGCCTCCAAGGACTACCCCTACCTCGCCGCCGAGTCGGACGATGCGGCGCAGGTCGTGTGGGAGATCATGGTGGAGGCCGCCGAGCGCGGTGAAGAGCCGCCGTCGCCGGAAGAGGCGGCCAAGCTCGCCAACGACCACTTCCAATCCATCTTCGAAAAGAAGCGAACCCGATACCAGCAACTGCTCGCACAGCAAAGTGCGAGCGGCACCGCCCAGCAAGAGGCAGCGAACAGCCAGACCGCGCCACGGATGTCGCTCACCAATGTCGATGCGACTCAGGCCCCCGACCTGAAGACCGCCCCGAAGTTCATCGATCGCGAACAGTCGATCGATGCCGCGTGGCGATTGCTTCAGGAGAGGAGTCGCCAGTCGCCATAGGCACCGTGACGAGCGGGTGCTCCACAAGGAGTGACCCGTGGCAGCCGTTGACCTCACAGCGTGGAATGACGCTCTCTACGTCCACTACACCACCGACCGCCTCTACAACCTCGCCGACAAGATGAACCCCACCCTTGGCCAGCTGGTCAAGGACACCAAGGCGGGCGGGCGGCATCTCTCTCAGGGCCTGATCTATGAGATCGGCGGGGGCGGCTCGGCCGACCTGGCGCTGGCGATCTCGGAGAGCCAGGCCAGCATCCCGGAGGAGTTCATCCCGATCCTCCGGCAGAAGATCTACGAAGTCGCGATCCTCGACAACGAGACGATCGAGGCCTCGGCGGCGGACCGCGATGCGTTCGCCAAGGCGATCGACGAGATCGACCGGAAGTTCAAGGCCGCGTCCAACCGGATGGAGACCAAGCTCTTCCGCGGGCGCGGAGGATGGATCGGGCGCAGCTCGACCGCCACCAACCTGGCCTCGACGGTCATCAACCTCGATGATCCGGCCGACGCGTTCGGCTTCTACAAGGGCCAGACGATTCAGTTTGCGACCACGGACGGGACCTCCGGGGCCGTGCTCGCGGGCGGGCCGATGACGGTTGCCTCGGTCCAGCGCGAGGCTGGAACGGTTACCTTCACCGCCCAGATCGACACGACGCTGACCGGTGAGACCACGACCATGTTCCTGTTCAAGAACGGGGACTTCGGGAAGGGCCTGATCGGCTTTTTCGACTGGTGCCCCATCGACCGGAGCACCCTGGGCACGGCCTTCTTCGGCGTGACCCGATCGGACGACCCGGACCGGCTGGCTGGCATCTACTTCGACGGGCGCGGCATGCCGCTCTTCGATGTCCTCATCAAGGTGGTGGGGATGCTGGGCAAGCACAGCGTGCAGCCGGACTTCGCCCTCATGAACCCGGACACGATGACCGACCTCATCCTGTCCGCGCAGGGCAAGACCATCATCGAGAACACGCAGGTCCCCTCGAGCCGCACCCAGACAATCGGGTACGACACGTTCAAGATCCGGGTCGGCGCCAACGTCATCACGCTCCGCACCAGCTGGGCGTGCCCGAGCACCAAGATGCTGGTCGGCGTCTGGGACACGTGGAAGCTTCGGAGCCTGGGCGAGATGCCGAAGTTCCTCAGCCGGACCGGACTCCTTCACCAGTCGGAGAACGCGGACACCTACCAGGCCCGCGTGGGCGGGTACGGCAACCTCTTCTGCTGCGCCCCGGGCTACAACGCCCCGGTCCAGCTGGCGTGATGCATGGCAACCACACGAACATCGCAGCGGACCAACGCCCTGACGACCGAGCTCTCGATCGTCCAGGAGTACGGAAACTTCACCACCGTGAACGGTGGGGCTCCGACCACGCTGGCCGGTTGCATCGCCACGTGCACGCGCACCGGGGAAGGCACCTTCACGGGCACCTTCAAGCGGAAGTATCCACAGGTGCGATCGGCGTCGGTGTGGCCGCTCGTGGCCGGCGGTGGCAAGGGCGTGTTCACGGCGCTGGATCCTGTCGCGGGGACGTTCGGCATCCTGCTCTCGCTGGAGAACGGAACGGCGGATGACCTGCCCACGGCGGTGGTCCGCATTCGCGTGGACTTCGCCGATACCACGGTGACGAGGCGCTGAGATGGCGTGGACGACGACGCTGGCCGAGTTCTTGACCGAGGTGCGCGAGCGCGGCGGCTATCGCCGCTCCATGGCGCTCACGGACGCGATCTTGACCAAGATGATCAACAAGGGCATCGCCGCCGTCCACGAGCTCATCGTCAAGCACAACCCGGACTTCCTCATCAAGCAGGCCAGTCCGGACCTGGTCACGTCCCCGGGGAGCGCGACCGTCGCGCTCCCCGGGGACTTCTACAAGCTCCGCGGGCGGCCTCTCTTGGTCACCGGCGGGCGGATCCTCAAGATCCACCCCTTCGACATCGACGAGGAGGGGGACTTCGAGGACCTCGCCATCTTCGGGTACGACGGGGTGTCGTACCGCTACATGCTTCAGGCAGGGTTCCTGCGGCTGGTCCCGACGCCCACGATCGTGGACACGATCCGGCTCTGGTACCTGCCGCACGCCACCAAGCTGGCGCTGCCGGGCGACGTCTACGACGGCGTGAACGGCCACGAGGAGCTCGTCATCGAGCACGCGCTCCTGCGCGCGGCGAAGCGGGACCGGCGGCCGACGCAGGACCATGCCGAGACCATCGCCGCCCTGGAGAAGAGCCTGCTCAGCGCGTTGGAGGCGCGGGACCAGAGCGGGCCCGACTACCTCGTGGACCACGGGCGTGGGTGGCCGCTGTGGCAGGGCTGAATGGCCAAGACGGACGCATGGGAGAATGGACTCCTCCTGCTCGTGTTCAACAACGTGGCCTTCACGGCCGTGGGGGACGCGGGTGGGCTCCTGGGCAGCGCGGTGGCGGGCAGCCTCTTCGTGTCGCTCCACACCGCAGACCCGGGCGAGGCGGGTTCGCAGAACACCAGCGAGGCGTCGTACACCGGCTACGCGCGCGTGGCGGTGGCCCGCTCGGCGTCGGGCTGGACGGTGTCCGGCAGCGTGGTGCGGCCGACTTCCGAGATCGTGTTTCCGGTGCCCACCGGCGGGACCGGGACCTTCACCTTCTTCGGCGTGGGCACGGCCAGCTCTGGGACCGGCCGGCTCCTCTATCATCCGCCCATCGTCTCCCCGGTCGGCGGGCACGTGCTCGTGCTTGGCCAGGCGCCGCGCATGACCACCGCCACCTCGATCACGGAGAGCTGATGGCCATCGCGTTCGCCGGAATCGGAGCGGGCGCTGCAGGCGCGGGCGGATCCGTTGCGGTCTCGTATCCGACGGTGGTCGGCGTCGACGATTTCCTCATTCTTTGGGGTGGCCACAAGTATCCGACCACGGTGGTATCGACGCCCACCGGATTCTCTGCCCCGCCCAACAACCAAGCAACCGGCGGAACCGGCGGGACCGGGGTGGATGCGGGCGACGTGGTTGCCACCGTGTTCACGCGCATCGCAGATGGATCGGAAGCGGGCGGGTCGGTCACGGTCAACGTCGCTCCCAACGCCAACGTGATGGTGTGGCAGATCCTGCGTTACACCAAGGCGGCCGGGAAGATCTGGGACGTGGCGCTGACCAACGGCTCGGACAATACGTCCGGCACGGCGTGGTCTGTCACCTGCGGGAGCGACCCGGTCATCGTCGTCAACGACATGGTCGTGGCGGTCTCCATTTGCAACACGGACACGCCCACGCGCACTGCGGAGGCGGTGAGCGCGACCGGTGTGACGTTCGGGGCGGCGACCGAGCGCAACGATGGCGGTAACGGCCTGGGTGACGACATCGGCTTTTGGATCAGCGACCATCCGGCGTCGGCCGGGGGCTCGAGCGCGCCGCCGGTCTACACGTCGACCAGCTCGGGAAACATCGCGGGCGCGACGGTGCTCGTCCGCCTGCGCGAAGTCGACCCGGGCGCTGTCACGATCGTCGGGGTCGGGACGGCGGACTCGGGCGGGTTTGGCGTGATGAGCGGCGGGAGCGGTCCGTCGCCGGGCGCGGTCGCGTCTACGCAAGGAGTGGCCATGGGCAGGAGTAGTCTGCGGCGGATCGGCAAGATGGCGCCGGTCCGAACCGGGCAGACGGTCATCGACCGCGCGCAGGATCAGATCTTGGCCAAGCTGAACCAGCTGCTCGAGCACCCGCTGGTCGAGGCGGTGCCGATCGCGGTCACCCTGCAGCCGGGTCTCAACAAGGTCGGTCACGGCATGAAGCGGCAGGTCACGCGGTTTCTCTGGTCGTCCGATCTGGATGGCGCGGTCATCTCGAGCCGGCAGGCGGATAACCCCCACCCGGACCGCGACATCTGGGTGTGGCTGGAAGGCTCCGCCAGCGCGCAGGCCACCCTCCTACTCATCCCGGGGATCTGAATGTCCACCACGACTCCGAATATGGGCCTGATCAAGCCAGACCCCGACGGGTCGGTGGGCACCTGGGACACTGAGCTCAACCAGACCATCGACATCGCCGACTCGCACGACCACACGCCCGGCAACGGCGTGCTGGTCCCGGTCGCCGGCCTCGATATCGACGCAGACCTGGCGATGGCCACGTTCGCCATCACCCAGATCAAGGCCGCCGCGCTGGCTGCGGTGTTGACCACTCAGGTCACCGGCTACGTCCGTTGCCTGTTCACCAACAGCGCCGACAACGAGCTCTATTGGCGAACATCGGGCGGCGTGAACGTCCAGCTCACGAGCGGGGCGTCCCTCAATGCAGCGCTCCTGGGCGGGATCACCGGGGCCGGATACGGGACGGCGGGGGTCGAGCTCAACTACGTCTCCGGCTCGACGCTCTACAATTTCCTCCGCGCGGCCAATCATCGCGCGTTCATCGACAGCTCGGACATCCGCCTCTTTCAGAGCACGGCCGGCATCACCAACGCGGTGAAGCTACGCTCGCCAAACGCGCTGGCGGCGAGCTACGACTGGATCTTCCCAGCCGCACTGCCAGCATCGACGCAGCTCCTGCAGCTGTCGAGCACCGGGCAGGTGGTCGCGTCCAATAGCGGCCTGAACAGCGTCGCGCTCACGTCCGGTGAGCACGTCACCGTGGCCGGGACGGGGCTGTACAAGCGCGGAACGCGAGTCCGGCCGATCAATCCCTCGATCGGCTCAGGCGCCAACGGCACTACGGTCACCATCAACGACACCGGTGCTGCCGTCCAGCTGAACGAGGTCTTTCTCGTCCCGCTCGCGGTCAACGAGGGCGAGCGCATCACGCAGGTGAGCGGACGAATCCTGCCCGATGGCGCGGGCGACATCATCAGGATGCGCGTCTACCGCGTGGACGCCAGCGGGTCGGGAATCCCAGCCCGGACGCAGCTGGGAGCGACACAGACGTCCGTGAGCGGCACGACGTCGCAGACGCTCACGGTCAGCGGACTCACCGAAGCGATCGGAACCTCTCTCTTCACCTACCACGTCGAGTTCGTGACGACGGCAGTCGTCGTCAACGCGGTGAATGTGACCGGGGTCTTCCTCACCACGGACGTGCCGTGACGCTACGGCTGTCCGAAGTTGCACTCGATCGACCACCAGATACTTGGTCGCGGGCGCGTCGCGCAGTCGATGGACTCGATGAACTCCTCGCAGGTCGCCATGTCCGCCTCGGTCGTCGGCTGCGGCCAGCCTTGCTCCATGTCGGACTCGAGCCGGAGATCGAGGTCGCTCATGCACGAGTCGAATTCGATGCCCGTCTCGCACGTCGAGACGTGGGTGCAGACGGCTTCCGCGTAGCGCTGCCGGACCATCATGCCAGGGAGCAACTGCTCGCCGCCCGACCCGCCGCACGATACCAGGAGCAAACAGGCAATCAGGATCGTCCTCATCCCCTCATGATGAGGCTGCGGCAGCGGGAGTACAATGGCCCTCGCTGAGACCACGCTCGTTGTTCAATTCGCCAAGGGCATCGAGACCAAGCGCGACCGCAAGGGGGTGATGCCGGGCGAGATGCTGGCACTGGAGAACTCCGTGTTCTCCAAGGCAATCAGCTTCGTCAAGCGGTTCGGCTATGAGTCCCTCGGATCGGACGTGATGGGCAGCGCAGTCGAGCTCCCGTCCCCCATCGCGCTCGGGCGGCGCGGATTCGAGATCCTCGCCTTCACCGGGACGGAGGCCTACTCGTTCATCGACGACGCGGCGGCGTGGATCAAGGCCGGCGACGTCCAGAGCGTCATCTGCGACCACGAGGCGGTCGCCAAGACGGGCAGCGACCAGACCCTGGCCGACATGGACTCCCTGGCCGGGGTGGCGGTCTACGCCTGGGAGGACAGCCGTGGCGGCGTCTGGTACGCGGTCATCGACGACACGACTGGGCGGGCGCTGGTCACGCCGACCCAGGTGGACGCCGGCGGCGAGCGGCCGCGCGTCCACGCGGTTGGCGCCTTCCTCCACCTCTATTGGGTGCGGACCGCGGCGCAGGAGATTCGGGTCTGGCGGATCGACCCGGGCCAGCCGACCCAGGCGCCGGTCGAGGCCATCCTCGTCACGAACATCGACGGCGCGCTTCCCCTCTACGACATCGACACGGACGAGGAGAAGGCCGTCATCGCGTGGCGCAATACCGACGCCCAGATCGGAGTCGGCTACGTCCATCAGGAGGGCGGACTGGGCGGCGCCGGGGTCGGCCTCGCCACGCCGGTCGTCATCGCCAACAACCCGTCCAACGCGCTCGCGATCGCGCTGGATAAGAGCGACGCCGATGGCCGCATCGCGGTGGCCTGGTCGGGCTCGTTCAAGAGCTACATCATGCTCGGTGACGACCTGGTTGCGGAGTTCGCCCACCGAGCGTTCTCCGACCCGGACGCAGGTGGGGCGTCCGGGCGGATGACCTGCGTGTTTCTGGTCAACGATAACGCGGCCGGCGATCGCCAGCTCTGGATCGTGGCCGACGATGGCGGGATCCTGGACATCACGCGCAGCATCCTCACCGACTCGAACGCGGCCGTATTCACGACCCACGTGGTGCGCGTCCAACGCGGCCTTGTACTGGGCTCGAAGGCGTTCAAGGACGGCGCGGACGCCTATGTCCACACCCAGCGCGACACCACGCTCTACCGGACCTACTTCACCCAGCGCGTCTCGGACGGGCTGGTGGTAGCGCGTTTCCTCCCCAGCTTGGCAGCCGGACGGATCGCCAAATCGCATCTGCCCAGCGTCTCGAACGAGATCGGCCCGAGTGGGCGAGCGGTCCGGTTCGCCGCCATTTATGTCACAGACGTCGACGCGCCGGGCGGGGACATCTTCACGGAAAAGGGGATCCGGCGCGTCTCGCTCGACTTCTTCTCTCCCGACGCATTCCGATCGACTCAGCTCGGCAAGACCCTCTACATCGCCGGCGGGCTGGTCCAGGCCTACGACGGTGAGCGCGTTCAGGAGGCGGGCTTTCATTACGGCCCCGATGATGTCGCCGAGCCGACCCTGGGCGCCATCACGATCGGTCCTGGCCTCGCCGATGGCGTCTACGGCTACAAGGTCGTGTTCGAAAACATCCTCGCCAACGGCGAGGTGGAGCGCGGGCCAGTCTCACCGGTCGTGACCGTGACCGTGACGGGCGGGCCGCGCCAGGTGACCGTCGAGGTGCCGACCTACCAGTGGCTGAGCAAGCCCAACACCAGGCTGGGCGTGTTTCGCAGCCTGAACGGGGACGCGGCCATTTTCAGCCGGGTCTCGAGTCTCGATCCGACCACGGCCGGCCAGGTCAACGGCTACTTGGCCAACGACCCGAGCGTGGACACGGTGACGTTCCTCGACGAGATGAACGACGCCACGCTGGAGGAGCAGGACCCGCTCTACACCAACGGCGGGATCGTGGTGAACGACCCGCTCGGCGCACCCCGGCTCATCGCGGGCGGAAAGGGCCGGGTGTTCGTGGTGGACTCGTCGGATCCGCTCCGGCTCTTTTTCAGCCAGGAGCAGGAGGGGACGTTTGCGGCCGAGTTCTCCCCCGAGCTCTCCATCTCGTTCGACCCGTTCGGTGGCGACCTCAACGGGATCGTCGTCATGGATGACGCCATCATCGGATTCAAGGAGACGGCGATCTTCCTGGTCGAGGGGCCAGGGCCGCTGGCGAACCCGGATGTCGGCGGTGGGTTCTCGCAGGCGCAGCTCGTGACCAGCGACGTCGGCTGTATCTCGCCCGATTCCATCGCGTACACGCCCGTTGGCGTCATGTTTCAGAGCCAGAAGGGCATCTACATGCTCGGCCGGGACCGCTCGGTGAGCTACGTCGGCGCGCCGGTCGAGACCTACAACAACCAGCGCATCGTGGCGACGTCGCTCATCGAGGACCGGACGCAGATCCGATTCCTCACCGACTCGGGCAAGACGCTCCTCTACGACTATCTGTTCAACCAGTGGTCCACCTTCACCAACCACGAGGGCCAGGACGCCGCCGTAGTCGACGGGGTCTACTACTACCTGCGCAACAGCGGGACCGTGGTGGCGGAGACGCCGAACGCGTACCGAGACATCAACAGCCAGATCCGACAAGGAATGGAGACGGCATGGCTGAAGCTGGCCGGCCATCTTCAGGGATGGCAGTTCCTGTGGTTCGTGACGGTGGTTGGCGAGTGGCGATCGAACCACAAGCTCCGCGTCTTCACCGCGTACGACTATGAGGACGGCTGGAGCGGGGCGCCCATCGAGGTGGACCCGCTCGAAGCGCGGCAGACAGCGCCCTACGGCGCGGGCGCGTACGGGGCCGGGCCCTACGGCGGCGTCAATGACACCCGGTACCAGTTCGAGATCCACGTGGGCGCGGAGTGCGAAGCGGTCCGGTTCCGATTCGAGGATGTCGAGCCGACCGGCTCATTTGGCGCCAGCTTCGAGCTCACCGAGCTTATTCTCACGGGTGGCATCCAGCGTTCGACCTACGGGGTCGAGGAAGCACGGAGTTACTGATGGCTTGGTGGAACCCGCTTTCCTGGGGCACTGGCGACAAAATCGACCTCGATCCGAACGCCGGCTATTTGCAAAACTCGCGCGAACTCGAGGGGTACGCGCGTCATGGCCTGTCGGAGGCCTGGAAGCGTCAGGCTCCCATGGGCGACAGGACTCGCGTGGGCCAGGTGGCCACGGGCGGGCCGGCCCAGCTCAACCAGGGGCCGCAGAACCAATCTCGCGACTATCAGCTGCAACTCGCCAATCGCCTGCTCGGGATTGGGTCGGGCGAGCAGATGGGCGCGGGCGAGATGGCAGTCATGCGGCAGGGCAACCGTGCGGTGGCGCAGCAGCAGGCCATGGCGCGCATGGGCCGAGGAGCCAACGCCGGGCTGGCCGCGCGCGGCGCGGCGCGCAACGCGGGTGAGATCGGCCTCAACGTGGCCGGCCAGGCCCAGCAAGCCGGGCTTCAGGACCAACAGATGGCTTACGGCCAGCTCGGCGCGGTCGCCGGGCAGATGCGCGGGCAAGACGTGGAGGTCGCCGGGCAGAACGCCCAGCTACGCCAGGGCATGAACCTCGCGAACCTGTCGGCGCAGAACCAGCGCGTCTTTCAGCAGGCCGGGCTCGACCAAGCCTCTTCGCTGGCCGACCAGCAGGCCAAGCTCGCCACCATGGGAATGAACGACCAGGCGGCGCAGGCCTACTTGGCCCAGCTCTACGGCATTTCCACGACCCAAATGCAGGGTCTACTCGAGCGCGAGCGGCTGCGCATCGCGAACGCCGGGACCCCGATCGCGCCCGCGGTCATCGGCGGCGCCGCCCAGGTCGGCGCCGCGATCGCTACCGGAAGCGATCGATCCTTCAAGAAGGACACCCGCGACGTCTCTCGCCAGATCGACCAGATGCTCGACCGCCTGGCCCCGAAAGCCTACCGATACAAGGACGAGTCCAAACACGGAGAGGGGCGGCGAGCTGGGATCATGGCCCAGGATCTACAACGCTCCGAGGCCGGCCGGCGCATCGTGCGCGAGCGGCCCGACGGCAAGTACGTCGACGTGAACGCTGGCCTCTCGGCCGCGCTGGCCTCGGTCGCCCGGCTGAACCAGCGCGTGCGCGCGATGGAGAAGAAGGCCAAGTAGTGCCCCAGCTCCTCTCGGAAGATGCGCTGTCCCAGACCATCCTGACCGATGACGGTCGGACCGTGGTCGTGGCCAAGCCGTTCGGCGAGCCGTTCGTGCCGGCCCCGGACGCACCGCCCCCTGTGGATCCGCTCGCGGCCGTCCAGGGCCCGGATGTCCTGCCCGGGACAGCGGAGGCCCCTCCGCCCGCCGCGGGCCTTGGAGCCCCTCCAGTCGCTCCACAGGCGGCATTGCCGGTCGCGCCTGCGCCAGAGCCCACGCTGGCCCCGGTGCCTACGCCGGTCGTGTCCGCTCCGACTCCCACCCCGGCGCTGGAGCAGCCCGCCCCCGCCCCGGCCATACCGGAGGCGTCCGCCCCGGCGCCCCTGCCGATGCCGAGGACGGCAGTCGATGCGGCACGGCTGGGCCTGGCGGGCATGCAAGAGGAGTCCGCCGCGGCACAGGGGGTGGCCGCGGCGCAGTCGGCAGGCTTCGCCCAGCAGGAACAGGCCTACGCGGAGGCGGAGGCTCGGGTCGCGGCAGAGCAGGCGCGTCGCGACGCATATATGGCGGCGCGCCAGAAGGAGGAGGCCGAGCTCCTGTCCCAGAAGCAGGCGGCGGTGGATCGCTACGCCAACTTCAAGGTCGACCGGCGTCGGCTGTTCAAGGACATGTCGACCGGCGACACCATCCTCGCCGCGGTGTCGGTCGGGCTGGGCCAGATCGCGGCGGCGATGCAGGGCAAGACCGAGAATCCCGCGCTCGACCTCATCATGCGGAAGATGGACCAGGACGTGCAACTGCAGATGGCCGAGCGCGACCAGATCGGCACGATGGTCGGCATGAAGAGCGACCAGATCGCCGACTTCCGAGCCCTGTCGTCCAGCCGGGCCGGCGAATACGCCACGCGCATGGCTGGCCACCTCGCCCGGCTCGACCGCGACATCGCCAAGATCACCGCGCGCACGCAGAGCGCAGTGGTGAAGCAAAACGGCGCGATCATGCAGGCGCAGATCCGCCAGAAGGGCGCCGAGCTGCTCGGCAACGCCGTCACGGCCGACCGCTCGTTCAACGAGCAGAAGCGGGCCCGGCAGGCGGCGGCGGCGGCGCAGCGCCAGAACCTCGAGGCCGACATGAAGATCAAGGGTTTCGTGTCGGATGGGAGGGGCGGATGGGTTCCCGATCCGGATCGGGTCTACACGACCGATCCGCTCGAGGCGGAGCAGCTCCGGTACTACACGGCGCGCGCGGACAAGACCGAGGCGGAGGCCAAGCTGGCCGGGGAGCATGCGGCCGCGGGCCCTGGCGGCATCCCGGGCGCGGTGGGCGACCCGAACGCGGCGGGAGCACCCATCCGCAACGCAGATGGCAAAGCCTGGCTGCCGCCGACCGAGAAAGAGCAGCAGGAGTTTCGAAATATCATCCCGGCCACCGCCAACGTGCGCCGCATGGCGGACCTCTTCGTCTTGGCCAGGGAGAAATACGGCGGCTCGTCCGAGCTGGTCGGGTCACCCGAGTGGCAGGAGATCTCGAGCCTGGTCGGCCAGATCGACATGGAGCAAAAGGACATCCTCGGACTCGGGGTCATCACCGGGAAGGACCTGGAGATCCTCCAGCGCGTCCGTGGCGGGAAGGACCCGACCAGCTTCATCTACGACGCCACCCCCGGCATCGAGGCGCTGGCCAAACGGCTGGAGGAGAAGACCCGCGGCCGCATGCGCGCCCAGGGGTTCACGGGCGACTGGTCGCCGGCCCGGCTGGCGCCAGTGGAGGCGCGCGAGCTCACCACCGAGCAGAATGTTGGCCGGCTCACGGGACCGCTCTCGACCGGTTCCAAGCAGCAGAGCCCGGCCGGCGAGGCGCTGCGCTCCAAGGAGCTGGAGCAGAAGCGGGCGGCCGTGCCCGAGCTCCTGCGGACCAAGCCCACCATCGAGCGGCTGGCCGAGTGGGGCCAGAAGGTGGAATCCCTCCGAGCCAAGGGCGAGATCACCTCCGAGGAGGCCATCTCGATCATGAACCAGACCGCACCGCGGGTGCTCGCCGAGTGGCGGTCCAAGATCCAGGGGATGAGCACGGCCGAGCTCCTGAAGGCTCAGAACGACCCGCAGTTCTACCAGCGGGCGAATATTCTCGCCCTTCTGGATAGCGGCAGCGCGCGCCCCGAAGAGGTCTACCGGCTCGTGATCGGGGCCCGCTGATGCCGCTCCTCCGCGTCAAGGCCACCGGGCAGGTCGAGGACGTTCCGGACGCAGCGGTCATGGACGCGCTCGCGACGGGGCTCTACGAGCCGCCCGGCGCCGATGTCCGGATCCCGGTGGTCGCGAACGGTCTCACCGGCCAGGTGGCCGGTACGGACCTCGGGGTCTACACCCGCGACCTGGGGGCTCGGCCCGAGACGGAGGCGGAGTTTCGTGCGCGCGAACGTGCAACGCGGATCGAGCGTGAGCACGGCGGGGCGTTGGGGACGGCCGGCACGTTCGTGGAACAGGGACTCGATGCGGCCACGTTCGGCGGCTATGGCGCCCTCACCAACCTGGCGTGGGGCGACGACTACACCGCGGCGCGGCGCGAGCGCACCGAGGCCAACCCCCTCGCGGCCGGGCTGGGCGAGGCGGCCGGCCTGGTCGCGCCCGCGCTCCTGTCGGGCGGCACGGGCGCGCTCGGCTCCCTCGCTCGAGCGACGCCGGCGGGGATGGCGAGCCGACTGGGGACGCGGATCGCCACCGGCGCTGTCTCCACCGCGGAGCGCACGGCGGACTTCGTGGCCCACTCGGCAGCGGACAGCTTGGCGCGCCACGTGGCGGGGCAGGCGGTCGAGGGCGCGCTCTATGGTGCCGGCCACGTCCTCAGCGAGACCATCCTCCAGGACCGCGAGCTCGCGGCGGAGGCGTTTCTGGCCGGGTCCGGCTCGGGCGCGGCGCTGGGTGGGCTGGGCGGGTTGGGCATCAGCCTGTTCTCGCGCGGCGCGCGCGCCGCCAAGCGGACGGTGGAATCGATGGCCGCCAACCGCACGATCGTCTCGCTCGAGGCGGAGGAGCGCGTGGCCGTCAAGGAGGCGCAGCGGGCGCAGAAGGCGGTCGACAAGGCCAAGGTCGAAGCCCAGCGGCACGCCAATCGCCTGGAGATGGAAACCCTCAAGCAGGAGGGCCGGGTGCAGGCGATCGCGGCCCGCGGCGAGGTGGCGGGTGTGGGCGCCGAGGCGCGCGTCGCCGTGGCGGACAAGCGCCTTGGGATCGAGGTGGCCAAGGCCGAGGCGGCGGCCGCGGCGGCGCAGGCGCGCGCGGCGAAGGTCTCCGAGGCGCTGGCCGTCGAACAGAAGAAGTACGAAACCGCCAAGCTGATCATGGATGGGCGACTCCAGCTGTCCGAGACCTACACGGCCGGGTGGCGGCGCGCGGCCGACAGCCGCGAGGCGGTGGCCGGGTCCAAGCTCGAGGCGGCCGAGGTCGGCGCCGACGCCAAGATCAGGACCGGGCTCGCCGATGCCCTCGTCAAGAGCGAGCGGCCGGACGCCGGCTATCTCGTGGAGGAGCTGATTCCGGCCAAGATGCGCTCGCCGGCCGCCGCCGCGGCAGCGAAGGGGGCAGTGGCAGAGCGGGCGACCGCGCTGGCCGCGGAGACGGACGATCTGGTTCGCCAGGCCGACGAGATCATCTCGATGAACCCGGCTGCCGCCGCCGAGCTCCAGCCGCTCCGCGATCGCGCCGCCGCCGCCGCGCCTGCGACCCGCGATTGGGTCGAACGGCAGGCCGCATCTCGCGCCTTCCAGGCGGAGCACCTCGCAGAGCTCGAGGCGGCGGGCTTCACGGCGGGCGCCGCGCCAGTTCCGACTATGGGTGAGGTCATCACGCAGTCGTTCGACCTTGACGGAGCACCCGTGTCGATGCGCGCGACGGCGCGCAACCTCGCCGAGTCGGAAGACGCGGCCAGCACGTGGACGCGGCCGGCGGACGTATCGTCCGATCGACCTCTGGACCAGTTCTACGTCCAGATCACCATGCCGAAGGAGCACCTTCCGCGTGGAGTCCCGATACCCAGCGTCCCCGGGGACGCGAAAATCGGGAGCGTGCAGTTCGCAATCAAAGATGGCGCGCTCTACCCCCGCAAGGCCTCGGTCCTGCCGGAATTCCACCGGAAGGGCCTCGCCACTCGCATGTACCAGATGGCCGAGGACGCCACCGGCCTGAAAGTCATTCCCGCGCATGCCCAGACGAACGAGGGTCGCGCATTCTCGGCTGCCTATCGCGCGCGCCGCGATGCAAGGCGCGTCGCGGCGGAATCCCTTACGACCGCCAGGGAGTTTCTGCCCATCACGCGCGAACAGGCCAAGGGACTTTTTGCCGAGGTGAACCAGGCAGCCACGCGCGAGGAGCGCCGCGCGGCCGACATCTGGAGCTCGACCGACTACCAGCACGTCGCCGGGTATCTCCGCGGCCAACAGGCCTCAACCGAGTTTCAGCGCGAGATGAAGTCGTTCGCGCCGGACAAGATCCTCGACGAGCACGCCCCCTACGGTGGAATGACCGTCGCCGCCACTGTCGGTCACCTCGACGATCTCATGGCGAAATCGTCGGCGCCCCAGGACATGTTGGTCTATCGCGGGGTCCGCGGGGAGTCGGTCCCGGAGTGGAAGGTCGGCGAGGTCTACATCGACAAGTCCTTCCAGGCGGCGTCTCTGGATCGGGCCGCGACCGTCCGGTTCAACAACGAAGGACTCAAGATCGGCGGGGTGTCGACGACCCCGAACCGCACCCTGCTCGAGATCGAGGTTCCGATAGGCACGCCATTCGCGGACATCTCAGGCCTGGCGGGCGGCGGCGAGGCGGAGGTGCTTCTTCCGCGTGGGGCTGGCCTACGGGTGAAGTCGGTGGACGTGGAGCCGGACGGACTCGCGCGGGTTCGCGTTCAGATCGAGCCTGTGCCGTCCGCGGCGGTCGCCCCCGCGCCGACCGAGTTCAGCGAGGGGCTGGAGGCGCTCACAAGCGCCGAGGAAGCGCATCACCAGCTCGCCCAGGCGCTCCGACTGCACGTGGACGAGGCGACCGGCATGTCGCTTGACGAGGCGCTGGCCGGCCTGGATGACGCGGTGGCCAAGCAGGACGAGATCGTGACGGCGGCGGCGACTCGGCAGGCAGAGGCGATCGCCGAGTCTCCATCCATCCCGGGGGCCACCCCGGAGCCGCCGCCCCTGCCGGCGATGCCGCCCATGCCAGGGCCCGCCGACGCTCGTGGAGCGAGCTCCGGGGCCGCTCGCGGCGCGACCTCGGCGCTGGGCGCGCTGGACCTGGCAGCCACGCTCGGCGGCCTGCCGAACGCAAACGACATCCCCGTGGTCGGCCCGCTGGTCGGTGCCTACCTGAAGTACCGAGCGGTTGCAGGTGCGCTCGGCCGGATCGGGTTTAGGACCAGCGGCCCGGTAGCCCGGATCGCCAAGGGCGCAGCTGCAACTCAGGACCGCGCGACGCAGGCGGTCTCCCACCTTCTGAGTGGCGCCACCAAGACCGCGCGGGTAGTCGGGCCCGCCGCTGCCCCGCTCGCCACCGTGCTTGGACGGAGGCTCTGGGAGCCCGAGGAGCCCCCCGACTCGTCCGGGGCGGCGCGGGCAGCCCGAGCACCGGCCGCGCCGTTCACCAAGCCCCAGGAGCTCTACAGGCAGCGCCGTGATGAGCTTCGCACGGTGGCTGATGATCCGGCCGCTGCCCGCGATGAGCTCGCCGACACGATCCCGGCCCCGCCGGCCCTGGCCGGCGCGATCGCCGACGCGGCGGTCCGCCAGCTCGAATGGCTGGCGGGGCTCCTGCCGCCGGAGATGACGTTGCCCGGATTGATGTCGCGCTCGATGCCGGCCAGCGCGGCGGACGTTCAGAGGTTGGCCGATGGGATCGCGGCGACAGCGGACCCGATCGGTGTAGTCATGGGCGGGATCCGGCGCGGCTACGTGAGCCCGGTCGCGGTGACCGCGCTGCGCGAGGTCTTCCCGAGGCTCTACGCCATGCTCCAGCAGGAGATCATCGAACAGGCGTCCATCGCCGCCCGGCCGCCGCCGTTCGCCACGCAGCAGCTCATCGCCACCGTGTTCAACATCCAGCTCGACGGCACCCTCGCCCCGGAATACGCGGCGAGCCGGCAGGCCGAATATGCCGCGGCGGCCGCCGCGGCTCCGCCGCCCACGGGCGGGCCCCAAATCAAGCTCAGCTCCCAGTCCGAGCTCGGCGCGGTCCGCCGAGCCATGAGGTGACCCATGTCCGTGTCGACACCAGACTTGATTTTCGGCGAGCCCCAAGCGCCCACGACCTTCGCCGGGACCCAGTACACGCGCCCCCTCGTGGTCGGTGGCGGCTCCCGGTGTTCGTTCCAGCTTATCCACGCGGGGACGACCACAGCGGCCGTCACGGTGTGGACGACCAACGTACCCGCGCGGAAGCGGGATGACGCCACGGACACCTCTTGGGTCCAGGAGACCGGCATCACCTTTCCGAATCCGCCCGCCGGTGCCGCGAGCAAGTCTATGCTCCATCTCTCGGACCTGGGCTGCCAGGAGATCCGTCTCAAGTTCGTGACCTCGAGCGGCACCGGGACCGGAGAGGTCTGGGGCAAGGTCGGCGAGTGAGCATCCGGGCAGGCATCCGGGTCGGCCCGCGACAGAACCCTCGCGTGGGCGCCAATGCGGGCTACGGAGCTGCGCCGGCTAGCCCGATCGCGACGGTCTTGGCCGACGCCGGGTCGACCACGGACGGGACCAGCATCGCAACGGCCTCGATCACGCCCCTGGCCAACCAGGTCTTGTACGCCGCCGTGTCGGCGTTCTCTGCCGTGTCCCTTATTCCCCCGACGGCGACCGGCAACGGGCTCACCTGGGTTCAGGTAGCGACCATCGCCGTGGACATAAACCGCGAGCTCACCGTGTTTCGCGCTCAGGGCGCCGCGCCGAGCGCGGGTGCGGTGACCTTCGATTTCGGAGCGGTCCCGCAGACGAGCTTTCGTTGGGTCGTCATCCAGTATGCCGGGGCCGATGCCACCGGCACCAACGGGAGCGGCGCCACCCCGCAGAGCCAGACCGCGGCGACGGCATCGGGCACGTCCCTCAGCGTGACGCTGCCCGGCGCGCTGGCCGCGGCCACGAGTCGCATGCTCGTCTTCACGGCTACGGCATCCACCATCGTCACGTCCGACGCCGACTTCACCCGACTCACCGAGGGGACGATCGGCGCGAACACGCACCGGTTGGAGTCGGAGCACGCCATCAATCAGACCAACTGCGTCACCACGTTCGCCCTCCAGGCGGCCGGCTGCGTGGCGCTGGAAGTCAAGGCGGCGTAGTGCGTCGTCTCCGGCCATCGGCGGGCCGACTGCGCCGCCTGATGGCGCGGAAGGGTGTCGGCGCGGGTGTCGTGGTCACCGCCGCCACGGCCGGGGCCATCTTCGCGTGGCTCTTCCGCGACGCGCCACAGCCGTCCGGTGTCGAGGTGACGCCGACAGGGCCGCTCGTCATCGACCTCAACGCGGCATGGCCGCAGCACGTCATGGTCCCGGGCGCCGACGGGACGGGTTTCGCCGATGGCGCCGATGGCGTGGCCTACGGCGACATCAACCGCGACGGCCTACCGGATTTCGTGGTCGGCTACGAGCAGGGTCTTCGCGCCAGCCTCTCGATCCACCCAGGCGTAGCGCTGGCGACGTCCACGGCGGCGTGGCAGGCCAACACGGTCTTTCTGCCGAGTTCGGGACCCAACCTCTGCTCGGCCGAGGACGCAATTCTGGCGGACGTGGACAACCCACCAGACGGCGTTCTGGACATGGTGGTGGCGTGCGAGACGGGCGCGGTCCGGGTGACCGTGTTTTTCGCGCCCAGCCCGCCCAATGACACGCTGGCCAACTTTCTCACCGGCGGGACATGGACGCGTGTGGACATCGCCGCGTCGACCAACAACCGGTCGATGCGCGCGGTTGCGGCCAACATCGCCGGCGACAGCGGGTTGGAGATCGTGGTCGGCGGCAAGGAAAACTCGCCGTGCAACGGCACCACCGCCTCGATCGGCTACTACAGCTCGCCGACGCCGCGCAATGCGGCCAGCTGGGCCTTCACGTCGCTCGCGCCGGTCGGCTGGGTCATGAACATGTTCGTTCGGGACGTGGACAAGGACGGCATCCTCGACATCGTCTACAGCGATCGCGAGCGGATCGACTGCCCCGCCCTCGACAACTCCAAGCGCGGCGTGCGCTGGCTCCGGGGGCCGAGTTGGACACCGACCCAGATCTCCGACCTCAACGGCGATCACAAATGGTTCGACCTTGCGGACTGGGACGGCGACGGTGATCTCGATATCGCGGACTGCCGCTCGAGCGACACGGTCAACGTCGCCCAGCTGCTCATCAACGGCGGCAGCTTCGCCAGCTGGACGGCGGTCCCGGTTACGCTGCCGAGTGGTGTTGGCCAGTGCCAGCACGTCACCATCATTGACTTGGACAAAGACGGGCTCCTCGATCTCGGCTACTCGTTCAGCAACGCCGCGAGCCTGAGCGGCCTGGCATGGCAGAAGCGAGCCGGACTGGCCCTCGCACCGCAGCTCAACCGCGGCGAGGTGAGCGGGATCGAGAGCGCAAACGACACCAAGTACGACAACCACGTGTGGCTCGACATGGATGGGGACGGCGATCTCGACCAGGTCGCCACCGAGCAGCACCTCCCCACGGGTGCCTCCCGTGGACTCGGGCTTGTCTTCCGAGCGAATCCACTCGGTCCAGCGGCCGAGGTCGGCGGCGAACCGGACGCGGGCGCCCCGCCGAGCGAGCGCGCTACCGTCACTTGCGCGCTCCTCACATCCGGGGCCACGACGACGGACGCGGCAACCGCGGTGACCGCGTCGGTCGCGCCGGGCGCCAACCGCGCCCTGTATGCGGCCATGATCTCCGCGACCGGGGCGGGCCCGACCGCGCCGACCGTGAACGGGGCCGCCATGGGGCTCACGTGGGCGCAGGTCGCCAGCGTGACCTTCTCCGGCGGGAATCGCCGCCTCACGGTCCTGCGTGCCATGGGCGCCAGTCCATCCGCGGGCGCGATCACGTACGACTTCGCGGCCCAGGTCCAGACCTCGATGGCGTGGTCGGTGATCGAGTGCCAGGGCGTGGACACGACCGGCACCAACGGGAGCGGTGCCACGGTCCAGTCGGTGACCGCCTCGGTCAGCGCGGCGACGACGCTGAACGCAACCCTGGCGGCCCTGGAGCACCCCAACAACCGCGCGCTCTGCATGGTCGGGCTGGACATCAACTCGACGGTCACGCCAGACGCGGACTTTGTGGAGCTGTCCGACAACGGCGTGGCCAACGGCAACTCTACGCTGGAGGCGGCCAGCGCCGCCAACCAGGCCGCGTGTGACCCGGCGTTCGCGACCGCCAACGCCGGCATCCTCTCCATCGAGGTGAAAGCAGGGACCCTATGACCGAGGAACGGACGCGCGCCAAGCGGGACTCCGACGGCGAGACCTACATGACCGTTCGGATCAAGCGCCAGCTCATCGTCGCCGTACTGGCCGCGGGCCTGCCCGGGGGGTTCGCGTGGTGGAAGGCGTCGTCGATCCGCGATGACGTGAACAAGACCGACCAGACCGCGGTGGTTGCGGCGACCACGGCGGCGACGACGGCCGACGCGACGCGCACGAAGCTCCAGCTCCAGGCGTCGGTCATCGCCATCATGCGTGACCACCACGCCGAGGAGATCGAGGCGTTCAAGTCGGCGCTCCTCGGTGTGGCCCGGCGCTGCCTCACCCCAGCGCAATACCGCGAGCTCAAGGCGACCATCCCGGTCACCAAGGAAATTCCACCTGCGCTACTCGAGGCGGCTGAGGAGCCGATTCCATCTGCGCCGGCGCAGGCCAGCGCCAAGGAGACTCCATGAACGTCGTCAAGGACATGCTCGCGAGCAAGAAGTTCATCGCCGTTCTGGTCACCATCGCCGTATGGGTTGGGGGCCGGTTCGGATTCGAGGTGGACGAGCTCACTCTCACGCCCGTATTCGCGGCCCTCGCCGCCTACATCCTCGGGCAGGGAATCGCCGACCACGGTAAGGAGGCTGCCAAGATCACCGCGGCAGCAGCAGCGGCGGAGAAGAGGGAGGGGTCGTGATGGACTGGACATGGGTTGGGACCGCCCTGGGCGCGCTGGCCGCTGGGTTGGCGGAATACAAGCGGCGGCGAGAGCGGGCGCTTCGCAGGGAAGCGGAGAAGAACGCCGCCGACCTCCAGCGCATCCTGGACGAGGCGCACAAGCTCGGCAACCTCGCCGAACAGGCGCGGGTCGCCAGGGAGCGCGCCCAGGGCGGCCAGTGAAGAGGGAAGCATGGACCCGCGCCATCAGCGCGTCCTGGAGTCGTGGTGGCGGGCGCGCGAGCGCCTCACCGCCAGCATCGCCGCGCTCGACTCGATGCTGCTCGAGCACCCGGAACTCGCTCCTCTGCAGATCGAGCTCCAGGCGCTGCGCAGCGAGATGAGTGATCTGGCTGAGAGCCTTTCGGTCCTGGCCGGCAGGTCTATCTAGCGAGCCGCGCCGCTGTATTCCTGTAGCCTCCTGCCGTCATAGCAGGCGGCAAAAACCGAGCAGGAGCGCCTCCCCGACCTCATGCGGGTACTCCCGAACCTTGCTCGGGAATCCTCCCCTGTTCCCCTCGATGCTGTAAAATAGCGACCCCTCGCGCGGCCGGGAGACGATCCCGATATGGCCGGTGCGCGCGCCAGCCGCGCCGCGGTGCCAGAGCACGATGTCGCCAGGAGCTGGGGCCTCAACGCGCGCGCCGACCCGCAGGCAGTTGCGAAACAGAGCCTTGGCGCTGTGACTGCGGCCTGGCAGCGTGACCACCTGCGGCGTGCCCGTGGTGAATGCCTTGAAGGCTGTCTGAACGCCGGCGAACTCCATGGCCGACTCCAAACACCAGGACACGAAGGCGGCGCACCACGGCCCGCCCGGGCCCGAGCGTCCGTCTAGGTCGCGCCGATAGCGGTCGACGTCCGGGCCAGCGTTGTTGGCGTCCGACTCTCCGCGTCCGACTTGGCTCCTAGCCGCCTCCAGCGCGGCCATCCCCAGCGAGCTGCGCGCGGGCGGAGGCGCCGGTAACGGCGTGGCCACAGCCACGTCCTTGAGCCACCAAAACCACTCCGTGAACCATCCCATCGCTAGTCCTCTCCCTCGCCGTCGAGATCCGCCCACAGACCTCTCCTGCGCTCGTCGTTGAACTTCGTCATCGTGCGCTCGTGGTCGTGGCAGAGGTCGCTGCCGGGCGCGTGCGGCTCGGTGCAGCGCTGGCACTGCCAGGGACCGGGCGTGAGACGTGGTGGGCAGGGTGGCCGCGAGTGGCCGGTCTGCCCGCAGTATTCGCAGCGCTTCGGCCGGCGCGCCATCGGCCGAGCGGGGCGTCCTGCCTTGGTTTCGCGGCGCTGGCGTGCTCGCTCTTGGCAAAGCAACCCCTGCCCGCATCCCTCGACGACTGGCTCTCGACCGCACGAGATGCAAAGTCGCTCCGCTCGTAGCCTTAGCCGTTGCGCTTCCGTCCATGCCATCGCTTCACCTCTGTGGGCGTGGCGCGCGACACCCACGTAGGGCCACGCGCGCCACGCCCAGCTGCTCAGTCCTCGACCCGACGCCAGCCCTCGGGGCCGCGCTCGCGCTGCCTGATGATCTTGTAGTTCCCCGGAGGGAACGACCACGACTCGTGCGTGTCGTGTTCACGGAGATGGTTCAGCACCGCCGGCTTGCTCTTCACCTCCAAGTACTGGACCAGATCGTCCTTGGTCGAGTAGAGCCACACGCTCGCCGACGGGTCGAACGCGTGGTGGTGCCCGGTCTCCGAGTGCGCAGCGACCTTGTCGGTGCGCTTCGTCGCGTCGGCGGGAATCGCGTCCACTCGCACGATCGCCACGTCGCCCTGGAATGCCACGTCGATATCCTTGCTGAAATGCTTCACTTGTTCTTCTCCTGTGCTTGCTGGGTCAGGTGCGGACCCAGCGGCCGCCCTTGATGACCTCAATTGGAAGTTGAGACATGAGCGCTTGTGCTTGTGCGGCCGTTTCCGCTTCGCGGGGCGCCATGAGAACGAAGTCTCTCCCGGTCCCACACCTGACGCGAAGGAATCTTTCGCCGGGTGAATCGGGCAGGTCGGCTTCGAGTAGGGTCCCGATCTGAGGGTTCGCGTCTTCGTCCACCACGCGCGGCTTGAGCGCCTCCAGGACCCGCCCCCATCCCAGGATCTCCGCCAGCGCTCGGCGCTGCTCGATGTTCTCCCACGTCAACGCCAACGACGGGTCCACCGAGCCCGGAGTCTCGATCCACTGGCGTGGAACACGAACCCCGTGCCAGTACCAGAGACTCACGCCGTCCGGCCAGGAGACGTAGGGGCCGGTGGCACTGTGCGGTCGCCGGCTGTCGTCCTGCTTCAGGTGGGTGGGAAGGCTCGACACGATCCAAAACTTGGCATGGACAAACCTCGGGCCCGCCTTCCCCGCGTCCTCATAGTGCCGCCACTTCGAGTAGTCGATCTCCAGCTTGGCCACGTGTCGGAAGAAGGAGAGGTACGCGACCCACCCGGACCAATGATTGCCGCCCTGCCACAGGCGCCCCCAATGCTGGGTGCACTGCACGAGAAACGAGACGACGCGACCAGAAGCCGCGTCGCTGGTCGCGTCGCTGGTCGCGTCGCTGGTCGCGTCGCGGGTCGCGGCGTCGGTCGCGTCGCGGGTCGCGTCGCGGGTCGCGGCGCGGGTCGCGGCGTAGGTCGCGTCGCGGGTCGCGTCGCGGGTCGCGTCGTAGGTCGCGGCGCTGGTCGCGTCGTCGGTCGCGTCGTAGGTCGCGGCGCGGGTCGCGGCGCTGGTCGCGGCGTCGGTCGCGTCGCGGGTCGCGGCGTAGGTCGCGTCGCGGGTCGCGTCGCGGGTCGCGTCGTAGGTCGCGGCGCTGGTCGCGTCGTCGGTCGCGTCGTAGGTCGCGGCGCGGGTCGCGGCGCTGGTCG